CTCCTGCTGAGAATGAACCAGCTACGCCTAATGAGCCGGCTACGCCTAATGAGCCGGAAGCTCCTGCCACGGCGCCTGTTTCTGAGCCAAAGAAAAAGAACACAGAAGCTGATGAGGCAGAGCTTAAGAAGGATCGCCTGCGGTCGCTCGAGCTGCGCCAGAAGATTAAGAACTCACCCGGTGTTAAGCCTGAAGAAGTGCTAACTCCTGATGAATTGGAAGAGCTGCGCAGCCTTGGTGGTATTGCTGACCGTCAATCACGGCTTGCTCGTACCAACGGCCCTGGGTCGGACAACTTCGTCGTGCATGTGATTCACGAGTCTGGGTCGGCCGCCTCCCCTAATGAACTATCCAGCATGCTTAAGTCGCTAGGCACGTCAGGTATCGTCGAAGCAGTTGAGGGTTCGCCCGGAGATTTCAAGATTGACCTACCGGAAGAACTCGAGCACAAGCTAATTGTCGATGGACACTTTCGTGTACAGATTGACCAGTTCATCCTCGAGTCTGGCGGCCAAGATGGTACGGAGGTGCCTACTGAGCACGTTGAAGCACCAAGTGCGTCTGAGGCTTCACTTGGTGGCGACACGCTATCAGGCGAAGAGATCGAAGGTACCGGTAAGATCGGCCAGGCGATCGAACCGCCTCCACCTGGTGGCGCACCCGGTGGCTCGCCAATGCCTGATGGGATGGCCGCTCCCGGCGGTGACCCCCCGATGGAAGAAGATATGCCGGGGCTCGACGACGATCGATCGATGGAAGAGATAGTCGATACCATTAAGATGGACGTCGACTCCTTAAGCGAAAAGATTAATAGTGGGACCATGATGGATGGCGACAAGGAGCTAGTCCCGGCTACCAGCGACTCAGGCGCCATCCCGGCCCCTCCCGGCAAAATTGCTGTCGACCAGCCAGCCAAGGACTACTGGACTGATCTACTTGGCGAGTACGGCCGCAAGCTATCTAAGGACTATAAGGCCTCGGTCACCTCTATCATCAAGTCCTCTGCGCAGCGGCACAATCGGGAGCTAACGTCGGCCGATGTTGAGTCTATCGAGACTTGGCTACAAGCCGATCCGCGAAGCCGACGGGCGAACCTTTACACGGAGGCTGCTTCAGCCTCAGCCCTATCTCCCAGGCTCGCTGAAGTAGTGCATAAGGTGTTAATCGACCAGGTGCTGTCAAGCTGTGGCGATCTTGGCTTCTTAAATCCCTCAATCAAGCCCCATCTCTTTGCGATGGCGGTCGCTAATGTCAAGTTAGGCAATAAAATGGCTAAGGCAATCGAGGCTGCTCGTAAGGTAGGGCAGAAGATGAAAACTCCCTCCGTCAGTAAGCAGCGTACGGACGACGTGGTTGACATCATTGAGATGAAGGATCTAGCCAGCGACGATGACTCAAGCCAGGTCCGTGACCAGCACCTTGGGATTTGCATCGAGCGACACTGGGTTGAGGGCGCCTACGTTAAGATGGAGCTATCATTCGACATTGGCGATGGCGGCTGGAGTGGTGCGGCGGTGAAACACGCTATCATCTCCTATGTCAAGGGCCTCGAGTCAAAGAAGGAATTTGAGGACTTTGGGGTCCTTGGAACCATCAACTTTGACGAACTCGATGTGGAAGCTGGCTTAGCTACGGTATTCTTCAAGGCTAGCCGGCCGACCGATGCCCCCACTAGGGTAGTCACTGATATCAAAGACTAATTCGTTGCCATGGTTGATGCGTCGCCTATTATTTCAAGTATGGCGACCAAACACCTTCTAACGAATATCTCTGAAAGCACAATTGAGATTGTCTTCCCGAAGTGGGCCACCACTTTCGGTGGAGACATGCAGGTGCTGATAGAGCGATCTCAGTGCATAGACATAGCCCGTATTATCAAAGCGGAGTACAGGGACATGCCCCGTATTAGAGACTTGGTCTCACGTAATCTAATAATGGAGGCGATTGAATGAGCTCACCCCCGGTCATATTTGAGCATCGTTGTAAGATCTGCCAGATGGCTAAATCACATGCCGACCTCTATAAAGAGCTCCATTTTCATGTCCTAGAAGTTGGCTCAAGTCACAACCGGGCCATGAACCTAGTCAACTCACGCATCGACACTGATGGACTAGACATTGTTAAGTTGAATAACCAGAACATGTCCGTACACTTTTCTAGTCATATTATGTTGACAGACAAGACCCCGGGCCAGACTGGTAACTATTTAGCGCCTGGGCAATCTAAGCTGTCCGAGATTAACTCGGAAGTATCAGGCTATGTTGAGGACATTGTCCGCCGGAAGGTTGGCAATGAAATAAACGACTACCTGAATTTAGATTATCTACGAGCTCAGCTAATGGATAAGCTAGAGTTCTTAGATCAGATTGTGACCAAAGAGACTGAAGATGGAAAGAAATTCGTTGACATAGAGACTCTAGACCGTTATGTGTCAGTTGTTAAGGAAATCCGGGCCTGCATCATAGACTTGAACAAGATCCGGCAATCTAAGCAGCTAATGAATGTGATTATCCGTTCACTAATCGAAAAGAACACCTTTGCTATTGTTCAGCAGTTGTCTAAAGAGTATGATACGACTAAGGCGGCGATGGTGGCTGCTGGCGTCCCAGAAGATGTTGCTACCCGTCTAGACCTAAGCCAGCGCATTCGTTTAGCTGAAGTGGTGGCTACCACTGCCCGGGCAGCCGTTGAAGAAGTGACTAAAGCATACAAGCTTGGATAGGTCCCAATGAAAAAGAAGACCGCCGACATAGTAGCAGAAGGATTTATTGCCCGACATGCCGACTATTTGGTATCTAATGGAGGATGGTCTATCGAGCAGATCGATAACGCTCGGTCCCTATCAGATTATGGAACCAAAAGGGTCCTGCTTGGCTCAACAGCCATATCCTGTCAAGTAGCTGACTCTGAAGAGTTGCAGACTATCGGTCTACAGAAGCATGCTGGCCTTAATGATGGAGAGGGGATGGCCTTTCCATATGACCCCCCTCGTCGGGTTTCGTTCCACATGGCGAAAGTAAACTTTCCGATTGACATCGCCTTCGTTAACAGTTCTGGGCGCATCTCAAAGATTGTTGAAGACATTTCGCCTGGGACCCCTGGGTCTTGGGGGATGCCTCACACGTCTATGGTAGTGGAAGTCCCAGGCGGATTCTGCCGTTCAGCAAACATCTCGGTGGGTGATGAGGCTGGATTTGATGAATCGTTCGACCTAGAGGCCTTTGTAAAGCGCAGCATGGCCCAAACGGCTGCGCCGGCCCTATATGACGCATCAAAATTAGACCCGGCGCAGTTGGCGAAGCTCAAGGCCCAGGTTGATAGGGCGAGACAGATCTATCAGTCTGGTAAGCTGAACCAGTTGCCGCCCGACCATAAGATTAAGGTTATATGGCTGCTAGAGATGGGGGCTCAGCCCTCCCTATCAGGAGCACTCAAGGGGGCCCCGGCGATAGGGCAGATGCCTACGGTAGCTAGTCGAGAAGCACAGGAACGTTTCAACCCTGAAATTACTCGTCGTGACATAAACCCGCTCATGCAGGCTCCTAATCCGACCCATGACCGGTTTAAGGACCGTGACTCCCCGGACGTGGTCACTGAAGACCAGCCGATGGACGGCGATCATTATGATCAGACCCAGGGCTACGACCCGACCAAAGATTTAAGTGACGAAGTGGCTCCAACCAGACCTTCCTTTTAATTATTAGCTTCAAGGGGAATTTAACATGTCAAAGTACTTTACTCGTAGGGCCGCCGCAGATCGCCGTGCACAACGCACCGAATCGGTCTCTACCATCCGTGGCACCTTTACTGCTGGAGAGAGTAAGACCCGCCTCACCTCACAGAATGTAGGTAAGGCAGCCATCGACCTGGTCCGTGACATGCTCGGCAGCTACATCCTACCCAATCGACCTGACCTGGGCTATTCAGGTCTACGGTCGGTTCGGTTAATCCAGAATAACAAGATCGCCGAGGGCGTGATAACCATCCACGCTGAGTTCCGTACTCGCACAGGTATTAATGTCGGTATAGATATCCCGGTTGAGGTGCGTGAGGGGCAGCTAATGGAGCCGAGCGTCGTCGTCGTTGACGGGTCGCCCAGGATTGTCGCCCAGTCCACCTTCGATGCAATAGTGGCCAACAACACCTTCAAGGAAGATGCGCGTATCAGGTCAATCTATTCGGCGCCCCATACCTCCGCCCAGAACAAGCTCGAGCTAGAGAACCGCCGGGTTCAGACCAGAGTCAATAACGGTCTGTTCTCAATACCCGCTAATCGAACGGCTCTACGCAACATCCTTGCTGGCAAATCAGCGCAGTATGTTGAGCACGACTATAAGACTTTTGACCCGGCCCGTAATGTTGACCCTGAGAACTTTCTTAATCCAGCCGAGCGTGAACAGGGGCTCATGTCTGGCGACACCACTTCTCTTTCGGAGGAAGTGGAAGTCAAGAACCGTGGTGGCGGCGTCGATTCCTATCCTAGTGGCAGCAAGGTAACCATTGTCCGTGACCGGGCCGGCGATGGCACCTCCTACGTAGTTGAGTTTGATGATGGCTACCAGGCAATCATTGAGTCAGGCCTTCTAAAGAAGGCCCAGGCAGAAGCCACCCCGGCTGAGCCGATACGCCAGTGTCTTAATTGTAAGAAGGATATCTTTTCCCCCCACGGTCCGGGCTCCAGCGCTCCTAGCTGGCAGGGGCATTTCTGCTCTGAAGGCTGTAAGAAGCGCTACATCGCTAAGTAAAGGCATCATGGCGCTAGAAAAACTTTACTCAGGCTGGGGCACCGGGCCTAATGGCGGATACATCGCCTTTGATTGTGCTGAGGTTAGAAATCTGACCAAGCTCGGCTCCCCCGGCCATGAGTTTTATCATTATGAAGTAGCACATGATGGAGCCTGGGTAGAGGTTGAGTCGATGGACCCGCCTGATCTAGAGATCGCTCGAGAATTGGCGGCCCAGGTTCACCCAACCGGTTTTGTCGATAAGGTGCGGGCTGAGGTAAACGAACTTTTTGAGGATGGTCTGCTTGAAGTAGACATTAAGCAAGCGGTGCTTAAGAAGTACGGCCGGGATGTATACGACCTAGTATTCGCTGGTGAATAATTATGGCTGAACAATCGTTAGGCGACTTCCTGTCAGGCTTGCAAGGCCAGTTAATACAGAAGGCCCAATCGGTTGTGCCCCTGGTTGGTAGCCCCCAGCCTGGCACCACCAAGTCGTCAGATGAGAAGCTACGATATTTTTGTACTCCCGCCGCTAATGCCATTGAATGGGCGACCGAAGGCAAATTTCTTGGCGTTGACACCCTATGGCATCACCGTAGACAGTACCAGTTAATTCGAGATTTCTTCCAGTTGCGCTGCCCTCTTAGCTCCTGTAATTCACAGACCGCTGAGGCTATCGACCCATGGGACAAAGGTCGTGAATACCTTCAGGCCGAGACCCTTCTAGTACATTCCGCAACGTACGGTGAGGATGTGTGCCCGAAATGTGGCTCAACCCGCACTGAGCTCACAGATGATGGGCTATTAAAGCAGAACAATCAGATGCACGTGGTAGCCGGCATGAGAAGTGGTAAGACCGCGACCGCCGCCATCATGGGAACCTTCATAGAGCACAAGGTTATCACGATTGCCCATAGTATTCCTGGTGGATTATCTAAATATTTCGACCAGCTCAATAAACAGCCCTTTGAGATGTCTTTTATTGCTTCGACGGAAGTTCAGTCGGCCGACACCATCTGGGCTAAGTTCGTCGGCCTACGTTCTGGGTCGCCCTGGATAGAAGAATATGTGCGCTGGCTCAAACAACTACAATTAGCGCAGCAGACACCAGATGGTGTTAAGCCCTGGAAGTATGAAGAGCGTGATAAGTACATCATCAACGAGCTAATTGGCTTTAAGCTCAATTCACTCAATTCAAACTCTAACGGGATGGCCGGCCGCACACGCATCGCGTCTTGTATTGACGAATTATCTAGATTCGAAGATACTGACGGGGCTCGTGGCTCAGATGAGGCTTACCGAGTGCTTGAGAATTCGCTACGCACCGTTCGTTCTAAGGCTACCAAGAACAAACTCGTTCCCTGGATGGGCACGATGATCTCCATCTCTTCGCCCATATCAGCAGATGATAAGGCGATGCGTCTACTAAAGGATGCCCCGCGTATTAAGGGGATGTACTACGGTCACTATGCCACCTGGGACTTTAATCCAGATCAGCCTCGAGAGATGTTCGACGCTGACTTTGAGAAGGACCCGGCTGGAGCCATGCGCGACTTCGGAGCGCGGCCCCCTACCGCCGCTAGCCCCTATATTGTCGACCCTGAGCGGTTCCGGCAGTTAGTAGTCGATGATACCATCCAGCCGACTACTAGCTTCAGGCAGATAGTACATACCGACCGAACCGGTCGTGAGTATGTGTCGGCCGTTATAGACCAGACGCAGATGGTCAGAAACGGTGAACGATACATCTGTTTTGACGCCGGTTCTTCATTCGACCAGTTCGCAGCCGCTTGCGCCCATGGCGAGTGGGTGCACACACCAGAAGGCAAACAGTTGGTAACTGTTTTTGACTGGGTCTTTAGACTAGTACCAGAGAATAAGCCTAAGCGCGATGTATGGTTCGACTTCGTGATTGGTATTATAGAGCGGCTATCTAAGAACATGTTCGTGGCCCGCGTTGAGTTTGACCGCTGGCAGTCAACGGCCCTCATCCAGCAAATCCGGTCAAGAGGCGTTAATTGCGAGATGTCCGGCACCACGGTCGACCATTTCAATAAGTTCTTGAATGACGCTAATTATTCGAAGGTACGGATGCTCCCGCCCTTATCGACCGACCACAAATCGGAACCTCTATTCATGTCTCCGCAGGGGCTGGCTTTTTATGAGCTCGAGCGTCTCGAGCGTTCCATGGACATGAAGCGAATCTATAACCCGATGAAGGGTGCTCGTAGAGGATACAACTCAGATGACGTCGCTACCGTCATTGTACATGCCAATTATATGGTCCAGGCTGCTATCTCAGATCCGAATGCGACCAATACAATGGAAGCACGTCTACGCCGAGAATCAGCTAGTGCCCAAAACTGGAATGGTGGCGGTCGCTTATTCCGCCCAGTTCTTAATCGTAGAGGTTGGTAATCATGAGCCGGATTTCTAGACTTTACCCGAAATTGTCAAGGGTTGGCAACAAGCGAGTCCTTAAGCCTACCGTAGAGGCAGACGTCAACATTGTCGATGACATTGATCAGCCCAGTAGCCTAGAGCTCACTGATGTGTCGACTTACCCTGGCGGAGAACAGCCCGACAAACACAGCTTGTTTCCAAATAAACAGCGGTTTAATCCCTACGATGTGACTCGTGGCGCCTCGATCTCCATGTTTGAGTTGGCTGCTGAATTTGGTGTTAATCTTCGTGAGCTAGATTCACCTAGTATTGGTGGAGGCTTTCAGGATAACCCGGCCGACAATCATCACTCAGACAATATTGACGAAGATGCGGATCTTAAGCTTGGAGAGGTTGAGGCACCCTATTCTAGTTCTGATGGGCCGCTTAATGTGCGTTTTGATGAAGACCATAAATTTAATATCACCAAGGGCGCGCAGTCCGACCTAGAAGATGAGCCACCCACTAACAGGACCGGTCCAGAATATCAGGACATTAGTACTGATAACGATAATCTTCGCGAACAGGCAGACGCCGTCGCTCGCGAACACGGGATAACCGCCCCGGATGATCTAGAAGAAATAATCTATGCCGGCACTAAGCAGCTCCTAGCGGCTGGTAAGCGCCAGGAAGACCTCCTAAGGGTTTCTTATAATTCAGGCCTGAATCGGTTCAACTACATACTACGACTTATGGGTGATGGTCGTGGCGATGTGCAGCTATTGACCATTCTAAACGGGACTGCCCGTCTTGATGAAGATGTTGATGTTAGAATTGACGGCCAGGGCGGTGACGACCCGCGCGTAGATGGTCTGGCCAATCAAGTCTATTTTGACCTACTTGGCGCTATCTCAGATAATATTCACAGCATTCATCCAGAAAAGCAAGCTTCTTTTTATAGATTAGCGGCCGTCAGCGGATTAGTGCCGGCTTTCTATAATCGCCTAACTAAGGAGATAATTCAATCGCCTGGGCATCATGACCTAGAGGTACTTCCCATTAATGATCAGGATACCTTTGGTGGGTCTGCCAATCCTTGGCTGGATGGTTTTGCAACAGACAAAGGTAGGTTCCTAACCAGAGGCCAGGCAGCCATACGAATGGGGCTCGAGAAAGGCGATCGGCTAACGTCAGAAGAACTTAATTATCTTGAGTCTGGAGAAGCTGACTTAGAGGATAAGGAAGCGGTCGGGCTCATCGAGGGGCCCATCTCAGATGAGAACATCCAGGAAGTAGACTCTAACCGACCAGATTCGGCTATTCCGCGCCCTCCTAATAAAGAACGATTAATCTACTCAAAGAGGCGCTGAACATGCCCGATGTTCCGGCACAGGCCTTGAAAGCATTATAAAACATGAGCATTCCTATTTATGACAAGTGGGCTAAGATTGGCGGGCCGGTGTCATCAGGTCCTAGTCTTAGTCCCTCGTCCCCCGACCTAGCTCATGGGCTATCATCGTCTGAAGTTAAGGCAATGCAGGACCGCTTTGAGAGTTTCGCCCCGAATATTGTATCAAAGTATGCTAACAATGACCGCTTAAAGAATATGTTCTCTGAGGCTCTACCGCCTGGGGCGGCCTGGTCGGCCTCCAAGACGGCCCAGTCCCAATACAACCAGGGAGCTGGCGGTGGGGGTGGAGGTAAGACGCTAACCACCAACCAGATGCCTTACCAACCGGAGTTTGCTAGCCCCGACCGCCAGCAGTATCCGGTACACCGCATCTTAGCCAATCGATACTGGCGCATGTTTTACAAGATGGACCCGGTCGTAGGTAACTGCATCGAGATGTATGGGGACCTCCCCTGGTCTAACTTCGAACTCACCGGAGATGGTATTGAGGGTGAGATCCGTGATGCTTATGAACAGCAGTGCCGTGAGACACAGGTACTGGCGGTTCTACCCTACTTCGTAAAAGAGTTCATGGTGGTTGGTGAGGCGATCCCGCATTGCACTTTTGACGACAATCGGGGTATCTTCACGCACATAGCCCTCCATAATCCGGATCAGTTAGAGGTGATCGATGCCCCTTTCATCAAAATGGACCCGATTCTCGAGTTCATACCCGACGATCGGCTCCGTAGCATCCTTACTTCAGACCAAGCCCAGCTCCAGGCCATCAAAGACAAGATGCCCCCCGAGCTCCTATCAAAGCTATACTCAAAGCAGAATATCCCGTTGTCGCCGATCAACACTACCTTTATCCCTCGTAAGCTACACCCCTACGATACCCGTGGCACGTCCATCTTCTCACGCATGTGGCGAGTGCTCATGCTCGAGGATGCGATCTTCAATGCTACTATTCAGACCGCTCGCCGGCATGCCTCACCTATCAAGGTGGCCAAGCTCGGCAATGCTGCAACCGGTTGGATCCCGCCGCCCGAACAAGAAAAGCGGCTACTAGAGCTATTGGCTCAGGCCGAGCAAGATACTAATGCTTGGCTAGTATATCATTACGGCATTCAGTTCGAGACAATCGGCACCACTGACCGTACTATGACCATCGGTCGTGAGTGGGACACCATCGAGCGCATCAAGCTGGTAGCTCTAGGGGTCAATAAGTCTTTCTTGCATGGTGAGGTAAGCTACGCCTCATCGGCCACTGGTCTGCAGGTATTCTTACAGCGGCTAAAGTCGCTTAGAATGTTCTTCGAACAGAAGTGGATGTACCCAAAGTTCTTTAAGCCCGTTGCCGAGATTAATGGTTGGATCAAGCCCAAGGCAAATGAGGTCTCGCACCGATATCGTGTGAAGAGATCCGCCAGGGAGCTCGAGGAGTCCAATCGCTACATCGTCCCGAGGGTGATCTGGGACAAGTCGCTCGATCCGAACATCAATTCGGAGCTAATAGCCGCCATGACTGGCCTCGAGTCGATTGGTGTGAAGTTCTCTAAGACGAGCAAGATGGCCTCCATCGGCTACTCATTCGAGGAAGAGACCAAGAAGATTCATCGTGAATCAGAATTCGAGAAGGCCTATCTCCCGAAGATTACTCCGCCAGCGGAGGGTGAGAAGACGCCCGGTGGTGGCCCAATGGGCGGCGGTGGTGGAAGTCCGCCGCCCCCGCCTGGCGCTACCAGCATGACCCCAGAGGAATCGGGTGCTTCATCGGGCCCCCCTGGCTCGGCTGATGCCCCTGCTGGAGTAGCTCCGGCTCCTACGCCTGGTGGAGCAGCCCTAGAGGTAGAGGCCGACGAAGGTGCTAAGAAGAAGGATAAGAAGGAGCTTAAGCCCTCGAAGTCCAGCCTTGAGAAGTTAAAGTCCGAGGTGTGGGTAGACGACCTATACGGCAATTGGCAAGCGGACGAGGTCGTGGATGTGGTGGACCTATTTGAACGCGGCGATTCCGATTCGGCCTTCTGGGCCAAGCTGGGTAAGTCTAGTGACTTTAAGCGAGCCCACCGCCAGGAGAATCCAGCCCAGATGTGGAATTCGGTGGTGGCTTACCTCGAGGGGCAAGATTACCCTGATTCAGACATCGCTGAACTCAAGACCATTCTGACAGCTGAGAAGCTGATCCCTTCTCAGGAAGAGATGGGCGATCTGCAGCTAAGCGACGACCTACCCGACGGTACTGACCAAATGTCAGATATGGAATTTGCCGAGGCCGTATCGCGTGTGTTAAAGAATAAGAATGAAAAAGAATCTATGGACCCCACCAATGCTAATTTTCTGATTGGTATTAAATAGCTATAACCAGCCAAGCTTCAATTATGCTTCTATGGTGATACATGGGATTTAAGAAAGATGGGCGGGCCGTTTCACTAGGGATTGTAGCTACGCCTAAGCCCGAGCAGAAGCCTGACGAGACTAAGAAGGAAGTCGTAGAGACTGTTAAGGTTGAGGAGCATAAGTAAATGGCTTTTACTAAGCATGCCCGTGTTCCAATCATCTACTTGGCCTCCGGGTCCTATGATGATAAGATGGGTAAGATCGCTTTTAAGCGTTCTGCTTCATCGGTCTACAAATCGGACGGCTCAAAGATTGACGTTCGGATGGCCCTTAAGATGGTGGCCTCTGACTATGATGTGTCAGATGATCCGAAGGATTATATCTTTGAGGCTGCTCGAGCAGTAACAGCCGACGTTCCGAATGAGAATGGTGACGCCTTCCCCAAGTCGGAGCTGATGCGCTTTGATCACCGCCTTGGTAAGCACGTCTACCAGACTTTCGTACTTAAGCCGCATCATATAAACCACCGAGCGGACAACCCCAAGACCGCCCGAGGGGTAGTGCTCGATTCCTTTTACAACGACTCTAGTCCGGCTCTAGATACCTGCCCAGCCTGTAATCATAAGACGGCCTCTATTGAGGGGCGTGATGATAGCGGACTACACTGCAAGAAGTGCGGTGAGATGGTCAAGGATGAGTTCGTTGAGCTCCTGATCGCCATCGACTCGCGTAAGGACCCGACTTTTGCCGATGGTGTACGTACGGGTGCCCTTGATAGTCTATCGATGGGCTGTGAAGCAGGGTACACCGATTGCTCCATCTGTGATAATCGGGCCCGTACGGTCACCCAATTCTGTGCCCACATTAAGTCTGGTAGCAAGAAGAAGATGTTTAAGGCGGCCTCTGGCCGGGACATGATATCTTTTGAAAAGTGTGGTGAAGTAGTCTTCACAGAAATCAGCCGGGTAGACCAACCAGCCGACCCGACTGCCCTCCAGCGAGAAGTATTCGCTATTGAGAGTCTTTCAATGCAGGCCGAATCAGAGATGCTAGTCATGTCTGCAAGAATCGCTAAGCTCGAGAATTCGGCCCAGGGCAATGCTCGCACTGCCCAGGAGATTGAAGCCAGCCCCCAGATCCCGTTCAAGACAGTCGCTGAATCAATTCGTTGGGCGCAGTCAAGCATCAGTAAGCTTAAGGGGCATATGGCCCGCCTGGCAGCAGAGAAGGACCAGAAGCATAAGGACGCCTCTAACGAGGGTCGTCCGATGTACGCTTGGGAATCGGCCGCTTATGAAACTCAGATTAAGGCCAATAACAAGTTCGTAGCTCGCCTTGAGGGATATGTCCTAAAGGCACGTGAGCTAGAGGCCTCTGGTAAACCGTTTGGTAAGGACCTAACTAGGTCCATGTCCAGGTTCTTTGCTTCTAAGGAAGCTCAGGCCGAGCAGAACGAGATTAAGAATATCCTTGACGAGCTTGGCGATCTACATCCCGAGATGGCCCAAGAATTATCAAAGGGCCTTGATCAATCAGGTAATCCCCCTGGGCAGCCTGGTACTGATGTAGGTCTCGGAGCGCCCAATAACAATAACCAGCCGATGACAATCGCTGATTATGCTAAACAACAAGAGCAAGCACAAAATGTAGGCGTCACTAGCGATGAGCTAGGCATGAAACTGGATGAGGGCTCACTGCCCGCAGCTCCCGGTGTTACAGCCAATAAACTAGCCATGGAGCTAGCGTCCGACCTTGATTTAGTATTTGATACTCTAACAGAGAGTGAAATGATGCCCACTATGAATTTTGCTGCTTCCTACAAGAATGTTAAGGCCAACGTCACCAAGCTTGGCAATGTTCGGATCGTTACTGATGCTGGCCCCTTATTTACGGTACGGGCTGACAAGTCGAACAAGAACCTGGCCCGCGAGGTGATGCTGTCGATCGCCAGTGTAGGCTTGGTTGACACTATCGCCAAGTTTAGCGGGGTGGTCTCACCTCGGATGGCGCAGGTCCTTCAGAAGCATATTGAAGACTTTGCCACGGGTCGCGAAGAGGGTGATAAGAAGTCTATCACTGAGCTCGGGATTCTAAACATGGCCGCTCTACCGAAGCCGCCTAAGTCAATGGTTGACGGCGAAGAGACCGACCGGGCCGAGGAGGTACGTGAGAAGCGTAACCTTGGTAATGCCGACGTACTCGAGCAGCACCAGCCGGACCACGGAGGCGCCCTACCCAAGGGGATTGTGCCGATGACCGATGAAGAGCACTCAGAGCGCAGGGATGAGCGCGCTAAGAAGCCCAAGACCACCCTCGACAAGATCGAGCTAGATCGCGCCGATAAGAAGGCTAAGAAGGCGCAAAAGGCTGGCGAGGATGATAAGGAAGAGAATGAAGACGACAAGGAGGCCGGCAAGAGCAAGCTTCCTCCCGCTTTCCTTAAGAACATCAAGAAGAAGAAGGCCGGTGATGAAGACCTTGATGATCTATCTGAGTCTGAGGAGTCTGAGGAGTCTGAGGAGTCTGAGGAGTCTGAGGAACATGAGCATGGTGATTCTGGCGGAGAGACTAGCGAAGAGCTAAGCGAGATGATGGAGAAGCTACAGGATCTAGTCCCTGGCGATCTCAAGCAGCTACTCAATGCTCTAGAGGGTATACTTGAAGAGCAGGGCGGCGGCTCGGCCATTATCGAGATCGACCCCAAGGAAGCGGTCGGAGAGATGTGCGCCTCCCTGGAATGCAAGGGTTCAGCGCCTCATTCAGCGGCCGAATGCCCCAATAAGAAGGCTCAAGACATGGGCGCCCCCCCGTCAGCTGGGACTCCTGGTGGAGCTCCACCGGCGGCTGGTGGCGGTATGCCCATGGGCGCGTCTAAGACGGCAGCCCGACTCGAGCGGCTATACAAGTCACGCTTCGCTAAAGTCACTGCTGACAGCCAGGTTAAAGTCGCTGCTGTAACTAAGCAGGTTTCAGATAAGTTCGAGCGAGCGATCAAGCTCGCGGCTCAGCGCCAGGCGCTTAACATGGAAGCGTCGCCCATTAAGGCGGCGATGTTTGACGTGCTATCAAACGAGCAAGAGCTTGACGCAGAGTCATTCTACCCGGGCATGGATAGCTTCACGGCCTCTGTTCTTGTTGAGAACACTATGAATGCCGGCTACAGTGATTTCGTAACGGGTGTAATGAAGCGCGCTTCGGAGCTGATGGCTCTCAGTGAGGACGCTTTTACGGCTATTGAGACGGATGTTAAGAATCTACGTCCAATCCCTGTACAGGTTCACACGGCCGCCACTCGTACGGCTTCACGTGAGGACATGCGACGTGCAGCGGTAGACGGAAACATGAGTTTAGCACCCAGCGCGGCTAAGGAAGGTATTTCCGACGCCTCAAAGCGTGACAGTATTAGGTCAGCTTTGGATACTACGAAGGTTCGTAGGGCTAGCGCCGGTTTGCTAAACAAGAAGTCTTAATTATTTAGCAAAATCAATCTAGGAGATTACAAATGGGTTCAGTAGGTCTTGGTAATAACGCTTCGCTAGGCGCTTTTCAGTCACGAACTTTCGCTGAGGGTCTAGATCTTGGCCGTTGCCAGATCTCAGAGGCCCTCGGTATTTACGTAGCAGACCCGGCGGCTACCTTCCGCGCTGGTTCTCTAGTAATGCGCAATGCGGCTGGTCTAATTGTTCCTTCAGACGCCACCGACGTACTTGGTGTCGCTAAGTGGAACAAGGCGACCAGCCTAGTCGGTGTTAAGGTTGATGAGGCGATCGTGCTTGTCGGGACGACTGCTTCTAACCTTAGCCGCGCGAACGTTTCAAACGTTCGAGTTGCTGCTCTCGCTAATTATGCGGGCGCTGCGTGGACCATAACCACGGACTATACGCTTAGCACCGTCAACGGTACGGTAACTCGTAACGGCGGTGGTAGCATCGCGTCTGGTGCCACGGTTTATGTGACCTACACCTTCGCCATCACGAGCCAGGAACTCTACCAGCAGCATGGTACGAATTTCTGGAACAACGTCGATGACGTGTCCCAGGCCGACAATCGCGTGACGGTCATCACCGATTCAGAGATGCTCTTCACCACCCAGTATGATTCGCTCCGCACTTACGCGCTCACTGGTACGACCAGCAATCTTTACGCCGACACCAATGGTCTCTTCAGCAACGATGCGACGCTTAACGCCTCATCGCCCAAGTTTGTTGGTCGTGTATTCCAGCTTCCTACGGCTGCCGATCCGTACATGGGTGTGCGTCTACTTAAGACGCCCTCGCTTCGCTAATAGTTAATTAAGGAAATTGGAGACTATACAAATGGGTACTGTTAATCCTTACCGCCAGCTTAAGAGCGCACCTGTAGAGAAGAAGGCATCGACCGACCAGGTACGTGCTGCCCTCCCTACCGCTAAGCCCAAAATCGCTCGCAAGACCGTTCTTGCATCACAGGGTGATGAGCAGCTCTACGATGAGCGTGGCGATTTTAACCCCGCCACCTTCAACGGCTACTCGGACACTGATCCGCAGAGCATCCGCGCTGCTCTTGGTACCCCCAAGAACCGCATGTTCGATGCGTCTGGTGAGATCAATGCTTACGACAAGAAGGACGCGCTCCAGCAGATTGCGCACCTTCTTCAGAACGTGACCAAGAAGGCCGGCCGCGAGTCGCTTTACCGCGATGCGTCGCCCATGGTTGCTGAGGAACGCCGCAAGGTACTAGCGGCTGCTCTTCGGGATCCCACTGGCGAAGGCTTTGCCATTGTTGGGCAGGAGCTTCTCCTACCTATCAAGGATATCATCGACTACGAGGGTTGGGTCCGCAAGATCTTCCGCGTACGTCCCCTAGCGCAGGGCGAGCTCTTCCGTGTAGCCAAGGACGTCCGTTCGACGGCCTGGGTAGTCGGCCAGGACGGTCAGGCTATTGAATCACGGCTCTTCGGTCGGTACGTAATGCCGTCAGAGTTCAAGATTGCGTCATTCCCCACGGTTGATATCGAAGACATCTACCAGATGAACTTCGACGTACTCGATCGCGCGCAGGACACCGCTCGCCAGGAGATTGAGCTCGAGGAAGACAAGCGCGGCCTTTCGATTCTCGACCGCGCTTCGACCACTGTTAACTCAACCACCATCTTCACCACCCTTGGTGTTGCGGCGCTAGAAGATATCCGCTACCAGGTTGAGCGTCACCGCCTAGTTGTTGAGAAGTTCCTCATCAACCGCCGTGAACTCACGGACCTCATCAAGACGGCGGTTGGCCTGAATGGCTCGCAGTCGGTTGACCCGGTAACTGAGCGCGAGCTAATCCTCGCTGGTTACGTCGGTAACGTACTCAACGCGCAGATCATCACGGCGGCTGGTACGGGCGTTCAGGAAGTAGTCCCGGCGGGCACGGTTTACGCCACCACTGGCTCTGAGTACATGGGCGAGATGGGCGTACGCATTGAGCTCTTCTCAGAGCCTTTCAACAAGTACGGCCAGCGGGAGCTTGTAAAGGGCTGGGCGTTCGGCGAGATGATAGGGTTCGTTATCCCCAACAGCCGCTCGGTAGCCAAGGGTACGAAGTAATAATCGATTGTAGTGCCGCCGACCCACCCCAAATAAACCTGGGGTGGGTCGAGTCGTGTCCGGCGTTTTTCTTGCAGTCGCCATGGTAACATGCGCAAAGCATTCCCGCTTACTATCTCTGAATTTGTTGAGCTACATCAAGGGCGAGGACTATCCCTAGGTGTTATCGCAAAGACCTACGGAGTACCAGTCTCCTGGGTCTCGGTCTGGGCCAAACGAAACAGACTATTAGTCAATAAGCCAACCCCTAAGAAAGAGATCGATGAAGCGGACCTAATAGCTGCATGTGCTGGGGGAGCGTCGCAACGTGAGCTTGCCTTAGAATTTGGTATTAGCCCGGCCCTGGTACACAACAAGCTGCAGGGGCTTGGTCTATCGACCTCCAACCAGGATCTACAGGTATTAAGTTATAAGAGGACCGCTAGGACTTCTGACCCAACAGTGGCTTTGCCGAACGAACCCTGGGCCGGCCCTGAGCTTAGAGCAGAATATGCCGTTTCGAACCCAATGTCACTTGACGAGTTGTCTCGAGGGTCGTCAATAAAGGCCTGGTGGACTTGCTCCGATGGGCATCGCTGGGAAGCGACCATCAAAGATAGAACTAGAGCACAGGCCTCTGGCTGCCCTCGTTGTGCCAATCTAGTATCTGGTGATGAGGCTTCAATCGGCACCTTCATCAGCCAGTTTGGCATCGATGTAAGAAGTAGCGTTCGTGGACTACTGGTTGATAAAAGCCTTGAGATAGACTTGTTCATGCCAGAGCTCAAAATCGGCATAGAAGTCTGTGGGCAGTATTGGCACCGAGAGGGATTATCGCCAGACAAGCTCAGACATGCTAGCAAATATGCCCAGGCCAAAGTGGCCGGAATCCGGCTATTAACGGTCTTTGATTCAGAACTCATTAAGCGTCCGGTGGCTGTAGAGGGATATATACTTGCCATACTAGGGCTAAAATCGGAGCGGGTCTATGCTCGGTCCACTAAGGTGAGGCCGGTATCGCGTGATGAGGCCTCTGCCTTTATCGAGCAGTTCCATATACAGGGTGATGCGCACGCTGATCTAGACTATGGGCTCTATGATGGTCTAAGGCTGCTTGCGACCATGTCCTTCAGGAACAAGGGTGAAGGTCTTATCGAGCTAAGCCGATATTGCCTGCGTCCAGGCGTTAGCGTACCCGGTGGGGCGAGCAAGCTGCTAACTGCCTTCACTAAGGCCCGGGGCAATGGGTATCAGTCGATTATATCGTTTTCTGATAATAGGTGGTCCGCCGGTCGACTATATGAAGCATTAGGCTTTCGTAAGGACGGTGAAGTTCCACCTTCTTATTGGTATTTTAGGTTAGGGAAGCACGAATTGCTGCACAAGTATGGTTTTAGGAGAGACGCCATATCAAAGAAGTTTGGGCAGCTACTTCCTAACGACACTGAATATTCGGCCATGTGTCGGAATGGATATGACCGAATATGGGATTGTGGTAAAGTGCGCTGGGCATTACCACTGTCAGCCTAGTTGTATTACTGCTTAAATTGATTGTAGCATTATTGCTATAACCTAAGGGGACTACCTATGAAGATTTCTGTAACTAATCTAACGCTTAACCCGCTTTCAACCGACGTTGGTTTAGTTGCCGTTGGTGGCACCACGACTGTTTCAGACGTGAGCCCAGATGTGGCTTTCAAGGTGTCGATGTCTCTTAAGGCGCTACAGGACGCTGGCCGAGTGCTCGTATCGGTAGTTGACGATGCCACTCGGCTGGATACCCTAGAGCCTGCCCTTATGGGGGCAGATTTCACCATCCAGGCTCTCACTACGGTCATCCCTTCGGCACAGGTTCTAGCTCTTAATGCAACGCCGGCGACAATCGTCCCGGCCCCTGGGGCTGGTAAGATGCTTGTGTTCGAGAGCTGCCTTATTTCCTTACCGGCTGGCACGGCCTATGCGGGCATTGCGGCTGGTGAAGACCTCGCGATTAAGTACACTGGTGTGTCTGGACTACAGGTCGGCTCTTGTGAGACCATTGGTTTCCTTGACCAGGTGACTGCGCAAGTACGCATGGTTAATAAGTACGCGGCTGCCACGCTTGTTACCGATTTCACGCCGGTGGCTAATGCCCCACTGACGCTCGGCTTGCTACTTGGTGAAATCACCACCGGCACGGGTAACCTGTCAGTCCGTACGTACTTCCGCGTACTCCCGTCAGCGCTCTAATAAGCAACTTAGGTTAGCATCGGGGCCCCTTCAGTGTGGCCTCGTCTTATTCATGACCTGATTGGCCTCTTGTTCGGCCTGGACCTTGTCGACGGCCGACTTGAAGCAGCGGCTGCAGAGCAGATGCTCCGCGTCCCGCCTCCACTTGCCACGGTAGATGTAGCCTGCCCGGTTCTTCTTACATTCAATGCACAAGGCTCGGTCTAGGTAGGTCTTCATGGGGCACTCCTTGGTTAGGGGTTTGGCGCGCCTGCGCCCGCGCGCCTGCGCGCCGCGCGCCTGCGCGCCGCGTGCCGCGCGCTACAGCTTCAACCAGATCTCAGCAAACCCAGAAGTTTATTGTTAATAACCATTAAGCATGCTTACCACAATCACTAGTATTTGGCATCTATCCACATTTTTGATTTTGATAAGGAACTGAACCATGTCTACTCTCGTACAAGTCGGAACGTGGACGACGCGCGCGAACATCCCCGTGATGCTCAACACGTCGTCCCGGGACATCAGCAACTCGCTGCTGTTCATCCTCAAGGCGTGTCTGCTCGACCAGATTG